GCATAAGCCAGGTTACCGATCGAAATTTACAGCAACCCACGTCAATACCCTACGCTCGATGGTGGAGCGCTGGTATCCCGATCCGCATCGGGTGATCTGTATTACCGATGATCCGGTCGGCATCGACCCCAGGGTGGAGACATTCCCGATCGGTGATGTGTATGCGGATCTGAAGAACCCGACATGGCCGGCCGTCGGTCCGAACTGTTACCGTCGGCTGCAGATGTTCGCGCCGGAGTTCGAGAAGATTGCCGGTCCGAGGTTCGTATCGATCGATTTGGACGTGGTAATTACGGGAGATCTTCGACCGCTGTGGAATCGACCCGAGGATTTCGTGATTTACGCCAGCAATACCTCGAACTACCACTATAACGGGTCGATGATCTTGATGAATGCCGGCTGTCGTGCGCAGGTGTGGACTGACTTTGATCCGCAGACATCGCCGAGACTAGCGAATGCAGCGGGCTGCTTCGGCTCGGATCAGGGCTGGATTCAATACAAGCTCGGTAAGAATGAGGCGAAGTGGACCATCAAGGATGGAATCTTTTCCTATCGCCGTGACTGCCTAGGCCGCAATCGCGGCCGTCTGCCGAAGGGTGCGCGCATGGTGGTATTCCACGGTAAGCCCGANCCGTGGGANCGGCTGGCGCGCAAGACATCCCCGTGGATTGACACGTTCTACCGCTAATGGCCGTAGTCAAGGGCGTCAAGATCGAAGGCTTGGAAGAGCTTCGCGAGACGCTTGAAAAAACGATGCCGCGCGAGGCGAGAAACATCCTTCGCCGCACGACGCTGAAGATTGCGAGCACGTTACGGGACGAGATTCGCAAGAAAGCGCCGGTGTATACCGGAAATCTNCGGNGGTCGATCAAGTCCNAGCGCGACCGAGGCACGCCGACGAATATCACTGCATCGGTGTACGTCGACAAGAGCGGCGGGCGGTCGGGGAAAGGTTATCACTGGCACTTGGTCGAGTTCGGCGCGCGTGGCGGAAAGATGCCAGCACAGCCGTTCGTGGTGCCTACGGTGGAGTCGTTCCGACCCAAGGTAAATGAGATGTACAGGGCCGAGTTCGGCGTGCAGTTCGAAAGGGAAATGGCGAAGCGGAATAAGAAACGATGAGCTTCGCAGCTGAAATTCAACAAGCCGTCTTTGACCGCTTGGCGTCGGATTCGAGTCTGACGGTGTATGACCATGTGCCGGAGAACGCTGCATTCCCGTATGTCGTGATCGGCGAGGACACTCACATTCCGTTCGATACCGACGACTCNCTCGGCGCGGAATCGACGGTGACGATTCACGTATGGAGTCGGTATCGNGGCAAGAAGGAAGCGAAGGAGATCCAAGGCATCATCTACGATGCGCTTACTCGTCAGGAACTGACGATCAACGGATACGACCTGATCACCATTGAATTTGAGTATTCCGACGTGCTGCTAGATCCCGATGGGATCACTCGGCACGGCGTCCAGCGGTTTCGATTTCTCACGGAACGAACCGCGTCCTAACCGCTTCGGCGGGTTTTTTCGCCCGCATTTCGCGGGCTTTTTCATTTCTGGAGATTGAAAGATGCCTGCACTTGTTGGCCGAAAAGTCACGTTTACCCCGANTTCCTCGGGCGGNACGCCTGTGACGGGGATGCGGACGAAAACCATCACGCTGAACAATGAGCCGATCGACATCACCTCGGATGATGACAACGGCTGGCGCACGTTTCTGAGCACCGATCCGGCACTGCGCTCGATCGACATCTCGGTTGAGGGCGTGACGAAAGACGCGCAGTTGATCGAGTTGGCGGCGACAGGCGGATCTGGATTGGTGTCCAGCTACGCGCTGGAGTTCGAGGGCTTGGGCACGTTTACGGGAGACTTCTACATCGGATCGCTGGAACTCGGCGCGTCGTACAACGAGGCTGTAACGTTCTCCTGCACGATTCAGTCGAGTGGCGAAGTTGAATGGACGGCGGCTAGCTAATGGCTAAGACAGTTGAAGCCGTTATCAACGGCACCGCTTACCACATGCCGGCATCGTTCAAGGCGAGCAAGGAAATCGCCGAGAAGGTCGGCGACCCGCTCAAGCTTGCCATGTCTGCCACCGCAAACGGCGGCATCATCCCGATGAGCATCAGTGATGTCGTGAACATCATCGCCATCGGTGTCAAGCACGCAGGTTGCGGGTTGCCTGTCGATGCCATCGGTGAGGCGATCGTGAGCAAGGGTGTCATGACGTATTTGCCTGTCGTTGGCGACTACTTGCTGGCGATCTGCACGGGCNCGTCAGGAACAGGAGGTGACGGCGGAAAAAAAGAGGAAAGCCCGTAACGTGGCTAGAGATCGTTCGCAATTGCTATCAGATNGCCGTTGGCATCTGGGGCATCCAGCCGAGCGAGTTTTGGGGCATGGACGCCGAACAGTGGTGGTGGCTGTACGAAGCCAAGNCGCCAGCGAAGAACACGCACGGCTATGCGGGCAAGTTGACGGATGACGATGTGGCAGAACTGTACGAGATGATTAAGGACCGGTGATTTCCGTTCCATCCAGGGCCGGTTCTTTGGAGTAGAAGTTGGCTGCAATTAGCTCGTTGCTTGTCAAAATCGGCGCGGACACGAGTTCCCTTGAATCCGGTAGCCGTCGTGCGTCTAAGAGCATGGAGGATCTTGGGAACAAGGCGGCGGANCTCGGNAAGAAACTGGCCGCCNTGGGAGCGGCTGCGGCTGCAGCGGGCNCGGCGCTTGCGACCAAGCTNGTCAAGTCCGGGCTGGAGGCGATCGACTCCCAGGCGAAGCTTGCGCGCAGTCTNGATGGCACCATCGACGGCCTACGCGCTCTGCAGNTGGCCGCAGAGGATGCCGGGCTGTCCGCTGATGCGATGAGCGCAAATCTGCAGCGCATGAATCGCCGTCTAGGAGAGATGGCGACGACCGGGGCGGGACCGGCTGCAGGATGGATCNATCGACTAGGACTGAGCGCGCAAGAACTTCTGAAGCTGCCTCTGGAGGAGCGCGCGGCACGGATCGCCGATGAGATCAGTAAGCTCTCCACGAGCGCAGAGATGGCCGCAGCGGCATTCGCGATCTTCGGAGACGGGGGCCTCAAGATGGTCCCGATGCTGCAGCAGGGTGGCGAGGCTATCCGTGCAGCGCGTGCCGACGTTGACGCGTTCGGGCTGTCTCTCAGTGAGATCGATGCGGCCAAAGTCGAGATGGCTAACGATGCGATGTCGCGCATCGCTCTGACGTTCGAGGCAATCCGGAACAAGATCACTGTTGCGGTTGCTCCGATCCTGAAGGCGCTTGCGGATCGGTTCAACGATGTCGCCAGAGCGAACAAGGGATTCGGCGATCAAGCCGTCCAAGTCTTTGACACACTCATGCGGTGGGCCGGTAAGTTCGCCGACGTTCTGCATAGTCTGCGCGTCGTGTTCAAGGGCGTGGAGCTGATCGCTACGGGCGCGTGGGCGGCGATCGTCTCGGGTGCTCAATTAGTCGCTGAGACGGTTGCGGCGATGGTGGACGGCATCAATGCGCCGATCAACGCCGTCATTCGCACGATGAATGAGCTCGGCGCGAACATTGCCGAGCTCCCATCCATAAGCGATTCCGACTTTATGGTTGGGATGCGCGAGTTCGCCGATGAGGTGCGTAACAGCGTCGNCGANGTGCGAGCGGAGCTGCATGATTTNGCGATGCAGGAGATGCCGAGCGAAAAGATCGCGGCATTTCTGGAGGACGTAAAAAACAAGGCGCAGGAAGCGGCCGAGTCGGTTGCATCCGTAACGACNGGNGGCGTCGGCGCGGACCTTGGCGTCGGCGTCGGTTCAGAGGGCGAAGAAGACNNGCAANNGGTTGAACTCGATCGCTATCGCGAANCACTCGCGAGAAANCTCGAAGCNCTCAAGAGTTCCTGATGACGGAAGCAGAGNTGGAGCTCAAGCGCCACGAGGAACGTCTACTCACGTTGTCCGAAGCGCTCGAGCTCGAGATGGTCACAGCAGAGGAAGCTCGCGCGTTACAAGAGTCGCTCGAAGAAGATCACATGCGGCGCATGGGCGAGATTCGCAAAAAGGGCTGGAGCGACATCCAGAAGTTCCAGAACTCGACGCTCAGCAAGCAAGTAGGCCAGGTGAGCGGCTATCTCGCCGACATCACGGCTGGCGTTGCCCGCGAGAACAAAGCCATGTTCGAACTGAACAAGGCGGCNGGCATTGCNAANGCGATTGTNAGCGCNNACGAGGGCATCTCAAAAACGCTAGGCGCTTATCCCTATCCGATCAACATCGGCCTTGCTGCGGCTCATGCGGCGGCGGCATTCGCGCAGGTCAACGCGATCAAGAACCAGTCGTTTAGCAGCGGCGGTTCGGCTGCGCCGTCTCTCGCGGGTGGTACGCCAGCTACGCCAGTCACGCCGGTTACGGGCGGTACGCCGCAGTCTGGCGGCGGAAGTAACGGGTCTGTGCTGATTGTCGAGGGCGTTGGCGAGGATCAGCTCTTCTCTGGCCGCACGATTCGGGCCATTGCTGAACGACTCGCGGAGCACATCCGCGACGGTGGGATGGTGCAGTTCGCATGAGCATCGTTATAAGTC